CGCCAACACAGCATCAACGTCGAAGAACGTAAACTTGCTCAAACAGGTCCTTGGACAAAACAAACTTTACTAGAACACTTGCCGGGTGTGCGTAGCGTGCCACAAATTGTAATTGGCGACAAGCACGTTGGTGGTTTAGCTGAACTGCAAAAGGTTCTGCAAAACGGTTTGTTAGAAATGGATTGGTAAGATGATCGTACTAGGAAAGATGCGTTGGGGCAACTTGTTTAGTTATGGAGATGCCAACGAAATCGACTTCTCTGCTAGCCCACTAACACAGATTGTTGGTGCTAATGGACACGGTAAATCTAGTATTGCCTTAATCCTAGAAGAGTGCTTGTACAACAAAAACTCCAAAGGTATTAAAAAAGCAGACATTTTAAATCGCAATGCCAAAGCCAAGAACTATTGGATTGAACTAGAATTCTCCAAAGACCAAGATCAGTACCTAATCAAGACTAGTCGCGGAAGTACTCAAACAGTAAAGCTGTTGAAGAACGGTGATGATTGCAGCTCTCACACAGCCACTGCCACCTACAAAACCATTGAAGAAATAGTTGGCTACGATCACAAGACTTTTGCTCAGATTGTTTATCAAAGCAGTGCTGCTAGCTTAGAGTTTTTAACGGCTACAGACTCAAATCGCAAGAAGTTTTTAATTGACTTGTTAAACTTGAGCAAATACGTAGAAGCCTTAGAGTTATTTAAAGCAGCTGCTAAAAACATCACAGAGCAAGTAACCATAGTATCCACTAAAGTTTCCAGCAACGAAGCTTGGCTTAAAAAGTACGGTGCTGTTGACTTAAACTTAGTGGAAATTCAACCCGTTCCAGAGTCTCCTCGTGGCTTAGTAGAAGAAGTTTCTGGGATTACTAACAAGATCAAAGACATTGATCAAGTTAATAAAAAGATCATACAAAACAACAAGTACAAAGAGTTGTTGGATGGTGTAAAGTTAAACTTACAAGTTAAGAAACCAGTTGCTGATTTAACAGAGCTAAAAACTTCTAAGATTGAGCTAGCACAAACTGCTAAAAATGCTGAAGCTTTTGTCGTTAAAATGAAAAAGCTAGGTCATCGTTGCGGTACCTGTGAACAAAGCATAGACAAAGAAAAAGTTAGTGAAATTGTTGAAACACACGCTGCAATTTACAAAACTGCCACAGCTCAAGTAGCTGAGTTAACTAAAACAATCTCAGTTGCGCAGGCAGAACAAAAAGCCTGGGACGAACAACTTCAGGCAAAAGAGCAATATGAAGAATATCACAACTTATACGACACAAAGCTAGACAGCACGATTTTAGATAAGCAAGAACTGGAGTTGCTAGTAAAGCAGAATAATTTAGCTATTGAACAAGTCAACCAGCAAATTAAACTGATAACAGAAGCAAATACTAAGGCTGCTGCACACAATGCTAAGATAGAAGTAGTAAAAAGTCAACTAGAAGAAATGAGTGCTGAACTCGAGGGTTTTAAGCAAGAGCTTGAAACACACACTCATAAATTAGGCATCATGCAAGTTTTAGTAAAGACTTTTAGCAGTACAGGTTTAGTAGCTTACAAAATTGAGTGTTTGATCAAAGACCTAGAAGAACAAACTAACAAGTATTTAACCGAGCTGTCGTCAGGCAGGTTTCAGTTAAGCTTTCGCATTGCAGCAAGCGACAAGTTAAATGTTGTAATCACAGACGGTGACCGTGACATTGATATTCTGGCGTTGAGCAGCGGCGAGCGAGCCCGAGTAAATGTATCTGCGCTACTAGGCATTCGCAGACTAATGCAAAGTTTGAGCAATAGCAGAATCAACCTATTGATCTTAGACGAAACCGTCGAAAGCTTAGACCTAGAAGGCAAGGAAAAGCTAGTAGAAGTCTTGCTGCAAGAAGATCACTTAAACACTTTTGTTATCTCTCACGGTTTCCAGCATCCCCTACTTGAAAAAGTTCATGTAGTAAAAACAAAGAATATTTCAAGGATTGAATAATGGTAGATATATGTTACTTATATATAATTAAACATAAAACCAAACCTATAGTTTATATAGGTTTAAGTAATAATACTAAGGTAAGATTTAGAGAGCATAAAAATGATAGTAGTAATAGTAAATTAAAATCATATATTGCTCAATACGGCGTGAATGCTTTTACTTATAATGTAGTAGCGCAGGATACGCGAAGTAATATAGAGGAACTAGAAGAATTAGTAATTCTAGAAGCTAAATTACTAGATAGACTTATTGTATGTAATAAGTTAACTGGTAGTGTGTTTACAGGGGATAGTTGTCAAAAAGGTTCCAAACACTGGAATGCTAGTATATCCGAACAAGATGTGCAGGATATTAGAACTATATATGCTGAAGGGGGAATAACTCAAAAACAGATAGGTGAAATTTATGGATTATCTAATAAAGTTATTTCTAAAATTACATCTGGCAATCGCTGGGCGCATGTAGAAACTCCTATAAGTACTAATTTACAAACTAATAAAGTAGCTAATAGACGTAAACTATCTGATACACAAGTAGAAGAATTACGTGATATAGCCCAAGAACAAACCAAATTAGGTATTTTAAACATGGAGACTTTAGCTAAGAAATATAAAGTAGCTAGAGGCAGCATTCGTTTAATATTGAATGGTACTAGCTATCCTAATTTAAAAGGCCCGATTAAAGGAGTAGACTATTAATGGGCACTAATCCTAGCAAAGATAAAGGTAGTCGTGCTGAAACTTTGGTAAAAGAAGTTTTACGTAAAGCTACGGGATTACCTTTTGAGAGAACCCCACTATCTGGAGCTTTAGATGCTAAACATGGTTTAAAATCTGATGTTTATGTACCCAAAGAAAAAAATCTATTTTCTATAGAAGTTAAACATTATAGTTCTACCTACTTAGACTATTCAGTACTTACTAGTAGTAATTCTACTTTACTAGCTTGGTGGGAACAGAGTAAAAGGGAAGCTTTTCAAAATGGTAATAAACCTTTGCTCATATATAAGCATGATAGATCAAAAATATTTGTTGCGTTTGAGGAAGAACCTAAAAACTTAGATGCATATAGGTGGATTTTGATCAATCATGAAAAAGGTATTTTTTATACTTCTTTATTGGATGATTGGTTAGAACACGAACAACCAAAATTTATTGCTTGAAACACAGGGCCTAACCTGCTATAATAATTTATTAAACAACATATAAACATGGCTAAAACATTTCAAACAATGAGCGTGCTTGATCCTGAGGTCTTAATGATCGTGGACAGCCTCAACCTAGCGTTTCGCTACAAACACTCAGGTGCCCTAGACTTTGTAGACGACTATCGCCGAACTGTTGACAGCCTGCGCAAGTCGTATAGTGCAGGCAAAGTAGTAATGGCTTGTGATTCTGGTGCCAGCAAGTACCGCAAAGATCTGTACCCACTGTACAAACAGAATCGCAAAGACAAGCAAGAACTGCAAACACCCGAAGAGGCCGCTGAATTTCAGCTTTTCTTCGAAGAATTTAACCGAACCATGGAGAGTTATAACACAGGGTCATATCCCTTGTTTAGGTTTCCAGGCGTTGAGGCAGATGACGTAGCCGCTTATATCGTAAAAACTCGCCGGCACTATCCCATCAAGAAGATTGTGCTGATCTCCAGCGATCGTGACTGGGATCTTTTGGTGAGTGAGCAAGTAATGCGGTTTAGTTACGTAACTCGCAAAGAAGTAACACTCGACAATTGGACTACACACTATGACTGTGACCCTGAGGAGTATATTTCAATTAAGTGTTTACAGGGTGATTCAGGCGACAATGTACCCGGAGTAGATAAGATTGGACCAAAACGAGCCGCAGAACTTGTCAAAAAGTATGGTAGTACTTATGACATTATTGCCAATATGCCTATCTCTGGTAAGTATAAGTATATTGATAATCTAAATCAGTTTGGTGCTGACGCACTAATGCTGAACTATCAACTAATGGATTTACTAGAATTCTGTGACGAGGCTGTTAATCCACAGAATTGCACAAAGATTGATGATGTTTTGAAAGAGTATTTAAATGGTAAATGAATTACAAGTGCGGTTGGAACGCTCAGAGCTAGAACCAACTCGCGCAAACCCGACCGATGCCGGTCTAGACTTGCGCAGTAAAAATACAGTACACCTAGAAGTAGGAAAACGTACACTGGTGGGCACAGGAGTACAAGTAAAAATCCCAGCAGGTTACGTGGGATTTTTAATTCCCCGTAGCTCGTTGAGCAAACGAGACATTGCCATGACCAATGGCGTAGGCGTGATTGATGCAGCTTATCGCGGTGAAATCATGGCCAGCCTGGTATATTGGGGCACCGGGGCAACTGGTACAATTGAAATGAATGAACGTTTTGTTCAACTAGTCATTGTTCCAGTTGCGTTACCAGATGTACTGGTACGGTATCAAGACGACGAAACATGGAACGACACTGACCGCGGTGTTGGCGGATTTGGAAGCACAGGAAAACATTAATATGAACGATACAATTTACGAAACATTTATTGCTAAATCACGCTACGCGCGGTATCTAGAAGACGAGGGCCGTCGTGAAAACTGGAACGAAACGGTTGATCGCTACTTTGAATTTATGCAGCAGCACTTACTAGATAAGCACGACTACCTTATTCCAGAAGCTATTCTAGAAAAATTACGTACAGCTGTAGCAGCTAAAGAAGTATTACCAAGCATGCGTGCTATCATGACAGCAGGGGATGCGCTTGAGCGAGATAACACCGCAGGCTACAACTGTGCGTACCTTGCAGTCGATGATCCTAAAGCTTTTGACGAAGCAATGTTTATTCTACTCTGCGGAACTGGGGTAGGTTTCTCAGTAGAGCGTCAATATGTTAATAAACTGCCTGAGGTACCAGACCGAATCTACCCTTCAGAGAGCTACATTGTGGTACATGACTCTAAGGAAGGGTGGGCTAAAGCACTTCGACAGCTTATTGCTCTACTTTATTCTGGTGAAGCAGCTAAGTGGGATGTATCTGGAGTTCGTCCTGCTGGTGCACGTCTTAAGACCTTTGGTGGCCGAGCATCCGGACCCGGTCCGCTAGAAGACTTATTTCGATTTGTCACTAAAGTATTCAAGGGGGCTCAAGGTCGTAAGCTAACTTCACTAGAATGTCACGACATTTTATGCAAGATCGGTGAAGTTGTTGTAGTAGGTGGCGTACGTCGCTCAGCCATGATCTCACTGTCAAATCTGAGTGATGACCGTATGCGGCACGCTAAATCAGGTGCTTGGTGGGAACATAATGGTCAGCGCGCGTTAGCTAATAACTCAGCTTGCTACACAGAGAAGCCGGATGTTGGAGTATTCATGCAAGAATGGCTTGCACTATATGAGTCAAAATCAGGCGAACGCGGGATTTTTAATCGTGAAGCTGCACAAAAGATTGCAGCAAAAAATGGTCGTCGTGATAAAAACTTTGAATTTGGAACCAATCCTTGTTCGGAAATTATCCTACGTCCAAACCAGTTCTGCAACCTTTCCACAGTAATTGTACGTGCTGAAGATACCGTGGAAACCCTAACTGAAAAAGTTCGACTAGCAAGTATACTAGGAACTTTTCAATCTACTTTGACGGACTTTCCGTATCTGCGCAAAGTTTGGAAGGATAACACTGAACAAGAGCGCTTGTTAGGTGTTTCAATGACTGGCGCTCTAGACAATTCTCTGTTAAATGACCCGGACGATCCCGAACTTGGAAACCGTTTAGAAACATTAAAAGCAGCTGTAGTTGCTCAAAACGCAGAACTTGCTGCACAAATCGGTATTCCACAAAGTGTAGCTACTACAGCAATCAAGCCCGAAGGTACCACATCACAGCTTACCGATTCAGCTAGCGGTCTACACACACGTCACAGCCCTTATTACATTCGTCGTATTCGTGGTGATGTAAAAGACCCGTTAACTCAATTTATGATTAGTGCTGGTGTTCCTGCCGAAGCGTGTGTGATGAAGCCAGATACTACTGTGGTATTTAGTTTTGCTAAAAAGGCTCCGGCTGGTGCGCTAGTACGTGATGACTTAACCGCTGTACAGCACCTAAAGTTGTGGTTAGCGTATCAGCGTTTCTACTGTGAGCATAAGCCCTCGGTAACTATTTCAGTATCTGAGAAAGAGTGGCCTTCAGTGGGTGCATTTGTGTGGGAGCACTTTGATGAAATGTCAGGGGTATCGTTCTTGCCATATGACGGAGGCTCTTATCGCCAAGCCCCTTACGAGGAATGCACAGAAGCTGAATACCTAGCACTGGCTGCGAAGATTCCAGCTGATGTAGATTGGGATTCGATGCTGGAAGACACTGATAACGTAGTCGGAACCCAAACTTTGGCTTGCTCAGCGGACGGCTGCGAAATTACTTAATATCAGCATTAAAAATTAATACTTGAAAATATGTGTAACCTATATTATAATGTAGGTTACACATTAATTTATTCAAGGATTTTTATGAGTATAGGTATATATGCACTACATTTTAATGAATTATTTTACATAGGTAAATCCAATAATTTAGATAGGCGCAAAAAGGATCATTTAACTAGTTTATATAAAGGCGCTGCAAACTATAAATTACTGAAAGCTTTTTCAGAGTATGGAGAACCGAACTTTATAGTAATAGAGTACTGTAGTATTGAAGAACTTAATTCCAAAGAAATATTTTGGATCAAAGAATTTGATAGTGTAAATAACGGATTAAACATTTCTCAAGGTGGCGATGGGGGTGGTTCGGGGATACAACATAATAGAGCTATACACTCTGAAGATACTATATGTGAAGTATTCAAACTTCTAATATCACCTGAACTGTATACTTATAAAGATATATTTGAACTAACGAATGTATCCATATCCACTATAACTAATATAGTGGAGCATAGTGCACATATTTGGTTAAAAAATAAATTTTTTGATTCATACTATCTATTGGATGATTTTAAAAATGCTAGAAGATCAAAAGCACTATTAAAAAGAGCAGATACTATTAAAGGCATATCAAAAGATTCTTTTAATTATCCAAGTATAAAAGATCCACAAGGAAATGTATATAGCAGCATTACTAATGCTAAACAATTTTCAGAACAACATAATTTGTCTAAAGAAGGTTTGTGTAGACTGTTTTCAGGGAAAATAAAAAGCCATAGAAAATGGACTCTAGCATAAAAGGAAAGCCCCTTAACCGTAATGGTTAAGGGGCTTTTTTATGCTTGCTTGGTATGTTCTTTTACATAAGTTACAAACTCCTCGGCCAGCATAGACAGCGAAGTCTTTCCTTGCTCACTTTTGATGAAGTCGTTTACTTTTGTTAAGTTCATAGACAAGCAAACTTGCTGATCTACAGTTAAGGCTTGCCCAAAAGAAACATACGTATCAAACTTCTGAAGAGCACTTAGCACGGCAACTGGATTGCTGCGAACAGCTTGAACCAGCATTTCGGGAGTGATAACTTTTAGTAGATCAGCGAGCATAGATTAGCTTACGCGAGTGTTGGCAGCAGTTTGTGAGTTACCTGACACAGTGCCTGAACCAATGTTCAATACACCTTGTTGGATGTGTTGATTTTGTTGGTACAGAGCCTGTAGGTGAGCACCTAGCACAGCAAGTTGCTGAGCTTGTTGCTGTGATTGTTGTTGCTGAGCTACGGCTTGAGCAGTGTTAGTGTTGCTGATGGTAATGTTACCTTCAACACCACGTAGACGGCCTTCATTGCGTAGTTCGGTTACTTCGTTGGCTAGTTGAGTGATTAGACGTGAGTCATTGGTCTTGTCGATTGACTGGATTAAGGCACGAGTCTTGTCACCGTCAGCTGTGACTGCTTGATTTAGCAGCCATGAGCTTTGTAGAGCTTGTGTAGCCGCGTCTTTGGTAGCCAGCAGATTGGCGGTACCTTGTGCCACAACAGCAGCTGCAGTATCAGAGAATCCTTTTTGGTTCATCTGAGTTTGCATATTTTGATTGGCCATAATAGCAGAATTACCTGCTCCCACAGCACCAATTACTGAAGCAGTAGTTTGAGAAATGCTGTTGTTTAGGTCCATCTGAGCACCGGCTAGTGCTAGTTGAATTTGACCTTCGGCTAAGGGTACAGCTGCTTTAATATCTCCAAGACTTTGCATAATTGCAGCGTTGTTGACAACTGATTCAACACCTTGTAGTGTTGCTGCAGGTCCAACTACACCGTCAACGCCGCCACCAAGACCGTTAAGACCGTTGCGACCTAGTAAGGCACCGCCTAGGATACCGCCTAGTAAGCCAGCTCCTAGACCACCGCCTAGAGCTCCGCCCATACCTTGATTGGGGTTAGCAAATAAATTTACTGTTTCCATTGGATTCATGATTTTTCCTTGATTGATTTCTGTGCCCGTATAGGCACTTGGTTCACTTGTTGCAACGTCCATACTTGCAGAACGTTGCGTTACTTGTAAGGTATCCACGTTATCACCGTACTGTATAATAACAGTAGAAGCTGATTCACTCGATCCCTTAACGTCAAAATAAACAACATCGCCTGACCTTCCATATAGTCGATCTAAAGGTTTAGCTTCTTGATCGTTTATGTAAGCATGGACTTTTGTTGAAGGAGGTTGTACTGTTACCAATATCATACCATCCGTTGGTATAACAACTTTGTTAGTAGCGCCACCTGTGGGAGTTTCTAATGACCACATTGCTGTTCCTTGTTGAAAGTTATACAGCACTCAAGTACTGTACTGTTCCTACTAAACGAGTATTGGTCTTTACATCTGCTTGAGTTAGCTGAGTTAATGATTTTTTTGGTTCTTTTTGGAACCATAAATCGCCTTGTGTACTGGTTGCAATTACTGAACCAGAAATATAATTAGTGTTTGTATTCATGTCTTCAAAGTAACCTATTAACACAACACCAACGTATCCTGTACTGTTTTCGGAACTAAAAGGTAGTCCAGAAAGTTTAAGAGTTGAAGCGTTACTACCGCCTACTATAGTAGTTACAGTAATGTCAAAAGTGCAAGTAACTAAATTGCCGGATTTTACATAACGTGCAGTTTTGGTATTTAAAGAAATAACACCTGGAACGCTGGGCGTTAACACAGGAACCCAGTTGCCTACTATGCTAGATCCACCGCTTGCAGAAATTGTTCCGTCTACTGCAACTGTAATTCCACTACCAATTTTAACTACGCCTAGTTGTACAGCAGTAGCAATTTCTGCATCTAGTACAACAGGCACTATGGCATTTACAATTGGAGCAGGAGTTTGTTTTAAGGCTAAACCTGCTAGCGTAGTAGCCGTGGGTTTTGTGTAAGCCATTACACCACGTTCCAGTTAGTTCCGCGGAAGATGAAAGTTGCTGATGCATTTGAAGCAAATGCAAGCACAAAACCTGCAGGACTAGCAATACCTTCTACTGTGTCTAGTAAATTTCCTACAACGGTTACGTCAGCCAAGTTGCCAAATTCTGATTTTACAACGTATTCATCACCATCTGTGCCAGCTGGCAGAGTAAGAGTAACCGGAGCAACTGCAATTACGCCAACGTAGTAGTCTGTGGTTAAAATAGGGCCAGTAACTGCTACTAAACGTGTGGCTACTGGAGGAGTAGCCGTCGCATTAATTGTCAGGGTTGGAGCAACACCAGTAATTGTAATACCTGTGCCAGCTGTTAGGGTGGTAATTACGCGATTGCCACTATCAGTAACGGCACCTGTGCTGGTTACTGTTGCAAATGTTGGGTTAGCTGTAGTTGCCACACTTTGTGGTAGGTCGATTACGCCAGCAACAACGTTGATGTTTGTGCCTACTTCTACAACACCAAAATTAGTGGTGGAAGCTAAGGGAGTATTATAAGCCATGATTTTTCCTTTAAATTACATTCCACTCTGTGCCCGTAAACACAAGAGTGATGCTAGCATAATTGACATTAATAACATAGCTTGCCAACCCATCAATGGTTGTTGAAGCTGTTACAGTGATTGGATTTGTTTGTGCGTCACCGTCTGAGTCTTTTACAACAAACACAGTTCCTAGCGGACTAGCCGGTAATATAATGCTTGCTGGAGCAGCTACATCAACTGCCAGTAAATAGTCTGTTGACAGTACTAAGTACGGTGTAGCATTTACCAAAGTAACGGACACAGGACTTGGGTCACCAGGTGGACCAGGCGGGCCGGGTGGGCCGGGTGGGCCCACTGGTCCGGGCGCAGAGTTTATAACATTTATGGTGTCATTGCCTGGGCCAAAAAAACCAAAGCCGCCAAATCCATCAAGCATTTGAGATTGTTGCAGAGGACCTAGTGTTTGTGATTGTTGTAGTGGGCCAAACATTTGTGATTGCATAGGTCCAATAAACGGCATGGGCGCTGGCAAGGGCAGTGGAGATTGAAACATAAGGCACCTTTGTGTAAGATAGTTTGGTGTAAAAACTTTTACTCCAATTTCAATATAAGTATATTATATACTTTGTGCAAAATAAAATCAACACCAAAATTTTATGCCTTAAAATTTGGACGAGAAAAAGCCCGCGTAAAAGCGGGCTTTTGTGTTAGTTGTCTATAAAAGCAAGCAGTTGAGCTGCCTGATCCATTTCTTTTGCATTGTCGCGTTCTCGCATAATCTGATCACGTTTTTCACGACTCCAGGAAAATCCACCGTCTCCGCCCCACAAGTCCCAAGCTACTCGGCCCTTGCTGGGAAACCCTTCTTCGCCTGAGCTAAAACCAGTGGCCCTTTTATCTACTTCATGGCGCGAAAAGAAGCTGTACATGCGCAGTACTGTTGAGGCTGACAGGGGTTCACGATCTTTTAGCTGATTTGCTCTAGCCAGCCCAACTAGGGTACCGCCGGGCTTGCCTTCCGATTTCCATTTTAAGGCTCTTTTTGCGGCAGATGCCATGCCTTCTGTTGGTGTGTATGTCTCTGCCATACGAGTTCCTTTATTTACGGTAAGCAATAATAATCTGCTTACACATTTTTGATCGTACAATGTCTTCGTCTATGAATCTTACAACTTCAATGCCTGGTAAACCTTCTAGGCGTTTTACTGCATCCATTAAACCTGAGTCTGAAATATCGCTCTGGTCTTGATCTCCTGAAAGAATAATTTTAGTATTCTTGCCGATTCGGCTAAGCAGCATCTGAAACTCTTGCTTTGTCATCTGTTGGCACTCGTCAACTAAAACAATAGCGTTGTCAAATGTAGCTCCACGCATAAATCCCAGTGGCCGTGGTTCAATGGTTTTTGACTTTAAGGCATACTCATAAAACCCACTACCTAAACTTTTATGAAACACAGAGTCAAAAGGTTCTAGGTAAGGTGCATATTTTTCTTCTAGGCTACCGGGTAAGAATCCTAAACCTCTACCTGTTTCTACGTTGGGTCTGGTTAAGATAATTCTGTCTACTCGTTTGTAGTACAGCTCCTGCGCAGCGTAACTTGCTGCAACGTATGTTTTACCTGTACCGGCTGAACCGATGCCAAAAACAATATCATTGTTTTGTATGGCTTCTAAATAAGTTTCCTGAATGTAGTTTAAGGGCTTTACTTCGCGAAATGTTGGAGCTTGAGAAACTTTGGTTTCTGGGACTTCAACACGTTGCTTGTTAGCACGTTGCTTGCTTGCACTAGGAGAAAATAAGTCTTCACCACGACGTGCTCTTTTACCGCTGGATCTTGCCATAAGTATCCTTTTTTAATTGAACTCAGCCCTGTAAAAGTAGGGCTTCTGCTTGTCGGCGGCGGGTCAAACCTGGTAATACGCGTCCTGCCGCTTTATTCCACTTTAAAATTTCTTGACTTGCGCCAGTCCAGTCTTTGGCATCAATACGTTTTTTAAAAGTTGAAATTCTATAGTTACCCAATCCGCAATTATAAGCAAAACTAATTACGGCGGCCACTTTTACGTCAGGTGCTGAAGCTAAACTTGGGCTCAACTTCAGTAATTCCTGATAAAAGTAAAGTAAATGTTTGTTTAGCTCTTGTTGTGCTTTTTCCTGAGTCCATATAGTAGTTTTAGTAACGTCTGGACCAGTACAACCCCAACCTATGGTCCAAGGCTCGCGGCCTGTGCCAGGGTCAGGGTATGCTGCACAACCGCCGTCTGGTAGTCTGCGAGCATAACCTTCAAAAGGTTTTACCAGCAAATCACCGGCTAAGTTAACGGCTTTCATTTTTGAGGTTTTTCTATGGTACGTCCCACAAACCAGAATGTAAGAATCATGTTCAACATAGCAAAGTCTTCTGAGTGCCAGTTGGCTCGCAACACTAAATTCCAGTCTGCGTTATGTTGCAGCGCATAGATAATTATCAGTGTTTTTGTAAGCACATACATGCCAAACAGCACATAGGTAACTACTGGTCGTACTAGGGCACTTAAAGCTGCTACCCACCGATAACTATTTGAAGCACTTTGGGATTGCTCTTTGAACGCTTCTTGAATTGCTCCCAGTTGTGCAGTGCTGTGGTCCACGTACTTTTGTTCCAAGACAATGGCACCGCGCTGCTTTTCTAGGTCAGTTTGTAGGCTGAACATTTTCAGTTCGTGTGAGCGTTCATTTACTCGGTCAAACTGCTTGATTAATTCAGGTGCTAAGCGAAACAATCCGCCCAGCACGCTGCCTAAAATACCGTGTGTTAAAAATTCTAACATAGTTTGCTTTCTTTGATAAGCCGCAAGTTTGCCTGTAAGCGAGGATCATGAGGTTCTAAGTCTACCGCCTGTTTAGCATAGCGTAGTGCTTCTGGAAATAACTGCAAGTTCCAAGCTGCTATGGCTGCTAAGTCATGTGCTTGGTAACCCCATACCAGTGGATCACATGTGTATACCAGCTCTCTGTCTACAATACGTAAGGCACGGGTAGCTGCCTGATAGCAGGCTGGCCAGTCTGATTTCTTATACGCCAGCATTGCCAGTCCACACCAAGGTTCTCGGGTATTAGGAGCTGTTTTTGAGGCTTCTTCCAGCCAGTGTTCTGCTGCAGCCAAGTCGCCTAGGTTCTCAAAACATTGGGCCAGTAAACGCTGTGCGTAGCACCGCTCGTTTGGCCAAGTTGCGCTGGGCATGTTCAAGTATAGTTGCAGTGCTTGAATAGCTTCACTCCAACGTGAATAAAAAGTCAACTCACGTGCGTAGTAGAATGCGTTTCTGGAGCAGTAAGGATCTTCTGTGACTGCTAAGTGTAGCAGGTCTAGGTACTGACCACGAGACTTTGTGGGATCTGGGTGGTGGGATACTAGGAGTTCTGTGGTTTCTGCCCAGGTTTCTGTGATCCTGGCATCTGCGCGGGGATACTCGTGGCAGGGGTGATGCCAGTGGTAGCCGTGGCGAGCATGAATCTTTTCGTACTGAAAACGAATGCCTTGACCCCAGTCAAATCCATAACGTAGGCGTGTGGTGCCGGGCGTCCAGGCTTGTTCCAGCTTTTCTCGCCAACCCGGTTCCAGCACCTCGTCTAAGTCTAGTGAAACACAAACATCTACGTCACGAGGCACTAGGCTCAGCGCAGCGTCGCGCGCTTTGTCAAACCGCCAAGGCGTAACACAGATGCTATATACCTGAGCCCCCAGGCTTTCGGCTAAAGATTGCGTGTTGTCTGTGCTGCCTGTGTCTGCAATTATCACACAATCTGCTGCTTGAGCAGACTGCATAAAACGCTCCACAAACTGTTCTTCGTTTTTTGAAATAGCATACACTGCAATCTTTAGTTTACTCACTGTGATTCCTTAAGGGGTTGTTGGGTACTGGGCTCTGATTTCGGCTACTTTGAGGAGCCACTGTTCCATAGTGACTTCTCCGCGTTGTGCTTTGAAGAATAAGGGGTCTGCCTGTTCTCTGTAAGCTACTGCTCTGCTAGACTTCATTGCCACATCTTGAGCAGCTAACTCTTCTGCTAATTCTTCCGCAGTTTTATTTACAACTTGAACTGTAAATACTTCTCCGTTTTCAATCACAGGTTGAGCAGGTACTAGCTTTTGAGTTTTATAATCGTACGGCTTGTGCATATTTACCGGCAACAAAGAGTTTTCCAGCATAAAATCTGCAGGTACACCTTGTAGCGGAAAGGATGTATTGGGAAATAGAGCTTGATGATCGGCAATCTCTAAGATTGTGGAGTCTTGTACTCGTGCAATTAACATAAAAATTCCTGATTAAAAAGCTGCAAATGGCGCTGTGGGTGGAGTAAAGTTAGCCGTATAACGTGCTACACCTCGAGTTACTCGTAGATCGTCTAGGTAACCTATAAAATAAAAATTATTAAAATCTGCATATGACCTACCAACTACTCCAGTAATAGCAGGAACACTATGAGTAGTATTTGTAATAGTCAATCCGGCCTCTGATACTCCGTTTATATATAAACGAATATTATTAGTAGCATCTGCAGTACGAACAAATGCAACATGATACCATTGATTTGTAACAATAGTGGTAGCAGTGCCGGTATTTACGGGAGTACTATTACTAAACCAATATGACATTTTTCCATTACTAATTTGTATTGCTAAATTGCTTGTACTACCTATTATGTGTAATCCAAATATTCCTCTGTCACCAGTAACATTAGTAGGATACATCCAAAATTCTACAGTAAAAGGACTAGTACCAAATTGCAAAGTATTAGAAACAGGTAAGATTAAGTAATCTCCAGTGCCATCAAACAGCATACTGCCTGTGTGATACTTTACAACAGCAGTACTAATTTTTGCATCGCCATAAGTCACAGGATTAAACTTAGCTGAAGCATCAACTATACCTGCATTAGTTCCACGTAATAATAAACTAGTACCACTAATAGCGGTTAAAGGTGTTGTTGGCGGAGTAAAGTTAGCGGCGTATACTGCTGTGCCTTTTACCAGTCGCAAGTTACTTATGTAACCATTCATGTAATTAGTATTAGTATTACTTTTTCCTACAATAAGCGTACCAGTAGTTGCTGAAAAATCGGTAGCTATAGTTGTGCTTCCAACTAATGTTCCGTTTACATAAAGCTTAGTTTGATTGGTTTCTGTGCCCGCACGAACAAGAGCAATGTGATTCCAAGAATTGTTAACGATGGAGTAAGTAATGGGAAAGGTAACGTTAGTAGTATTAGAAGCAATTAACTGAGTAGCTGTAATAGAAAAACCTAAGTAACCTATAGTTGAACTATCAAAAAGTACCGTTGTTGATGCCGTAGTATTTCTATAAATCCAAAATTCTAAAGTAAAATTACCTGTGCCTAGAGTCAGTGCTGCGTTTGCTGGAACAGTTAAAAAGTCACTACTAGAAGGATTAAAATACAAACTACCACCCTCTGTAGCAGAGTTATAAGCACTACTAGGAATAAATGGAGAAGACTTGATGATACTAGGATTAGTAGCGTTTGCTAAGGTGAATGTAATACTATTAGGTCCATTATCGCGCATTCTATTATCTTGACAAGTCAATAAATAGATGCCGTATACAGAAGTTAATGGTGATGTGGGCACTGTAATGGTGGAGCCAGAACCAGAGTACGCACTATCGGTAAAAACTACCCTTAAGTTACTCATGGCCACAACGCCTGAACTACCTGTAATTGCTCCTATGTATCTGGTACCATTTTGATAATCGTAATAAAAAGTGTTAGCAGCATAATATTGTCGAACACCATTAATGTATATACTTAAAAACCCTCCGCTTCGTGAAACAGCATAGTGATTCCACTGATTGGTTGGCAGTGTGCCGCTAGCAGTTAAATTTACACCATCTTGTACCCAGTTAAACTGGTTTGATCTAATGGTTACTTGCCAATTATAGCTTATAGTACCTGCCATTAACACGTCAACTGATGCGTTGAGATGGTACAGCCAAAATTCAACGCTAAAATCTGATCCGTTCTCCTCCCAGCCTCCAGAGCTGTCCGGGTAAGTGTACATCAACCCCCAAGTAGGAGAGTACAAACTCCAACCTGCTGTGGAAAATGGGCTAACACTACCCTGACTTAGCGCACCGCCTCGGGTAAGGGACAAGTTATTGCTGCTAGAATCTAGTATGGTGTTATTTTGAGCTCCGTTTGTTCCGTCTCCGGACAGCAGCAACACATTGCTTTTAAAAAGAGGGTCTGCAGGTACCGCAGCAGAGCCTGCGGTACCTGCAGCCGCAAATAAATCACGATTCATGCCAGTGCCTTTCCAAGCACAAATCCGCTCCAAGTAGTGCCAGCATCATGTGAAAAGAAACCAATACAGTCTCTGCCGGCAGCTGTAAGCGTAGGAGCAGTAGCTGCGGCCCACTTAACACCAGAATACCAAGTAATGGCAAAAGCACCTGCATTAGTTAAATCTAAGATAAAACTAACAGCAGTTCCACTAGCAGGGACATTACTTACGGTAAAAGTAGTAGCCGCTGTAATAGTTTTAGTAAAGTAGTTGCCAGTGCTTAAATCAATGTTATTTGCTGCCAACGCAACTCGAGTTTCTCTGGTACCCGTCAGCACAGGAGTAGTCAAAGTTTTGTTAGTTAAAGTTTCTACACCAGCAAGTGTAACTTCACCCGCTACACCTTGTGGGCCTGTAGGACCTGCTGTACCTTGAGGACCTGTGGGGCCTGCTACTGTGCTAGCAGCTCCTTGTGGACCTGTGGGACCTGCTACTGTGCTGGCAGCTCCTTGCGGGCCTGTAGGACCTGCTACAGTGCTGGCCGGTCCAGTAGGTCCAGTGCTGCCAGTAGCACCTTGTGGTCCTGTAGGACCTGTTGGACCTGTGGCTCCGGTAGCACCCTGCGCACCTGACACCATCCAGTATGCGGTAGCTGTACTAGGAGTTTGGTTTGTGCTTGAGGCAATAGCTAAATACGACACGCCGCTATAGGCAACTACATCATTAGCCACGTAACTAGCCACACTACTCCAAGTTCCACGTCCAGTAAATCCTACACTCACAGGAGTAGCCGAACCTTCGTATGCGGAGTATAAGGCTACCAAACCAGCACCACTAGCTTGCGCTACCAAGTAGTCGCCTGCATTTAAGTTTATGGGCTTTGACCAGGTGTAGGTATCTGAAGCAGCTATAACCTTGGTAGGCGATACTATGAGTGTGGTGCCCAAAGCCTGCTTGTACAGTTTGAGTGTAACTGAGAGCGCACCGGCTGTGGTGTTTGAAACCACCAACCCGTGCACAGAAGACTCCACAGTAGCAGGGCAAGTATATAGTGTTGTATCTGTTGTGCCAATTTGAACGGCTTGACCTTTTAATGCCATGCTTTAACTCCCGAAAACTAACGCCATCGCCACTGGATTTGGGATTGCGTTTACTGTTGTGATTGTGGCGTATAAAGCATCAGACTCTGCTTTGGTGTAGGCTGCGGTAGTGCCTGAAGCACCCGCTGGACCTGTGGGACCTGTAGCACCTGTGGTGCCTGTGGTGCCCTGCGGACCTGTAGGACCTGCCACAGTGCTGGCTGAGCCTTGAGCACCTGTGGGGCCTTGAGCACCTTGTGGGCCTGTGGGTCCTGCCACAGTGCTGTCCAATCCAGCTGAACCCTGTGGACCTGTGGGGCCTTGAGCACCTTGTGGGCCTGTGGGTCCTTGAGCTCCTGCGGCACCTACAGAACCCTGCGCACCTGTGGGGCCTTGCGCACCTGTGGAACCTTGAGTACCTTGAGCACCTGTGGGACCTTGAACAGTACTAGCAGCTCCCGCAGCACCTGTTGGGCCTTGAATACCTTGGGGACCTTGAACAGTACTATCCAACCCAGCTACACCTTGTGGGCCTGTGGGGCCTTGTGCACCCTGAGGTCCAGTAGGACCTGCTACAGTACTGTCCAATCCAGCTGAACCCTGTGGACCTGTGGGGCCTGTGACACCTTGAGCACCTTGCGGTCCTGCTACTGTGCTGGCTGCACCTGTGGGACCTGTAACACCTTGAGTGCCTGTGGGACCTGTTGGGCCTTGAACAGTACTATCGGCTCCTGTTAAGCCTGTGGGGCCTGTGGGGCCTGTGGGGCCTGTGGGACCTGTTACACCTTGTATGCCTTGTATGCCCTGCGTACCTGTGGGACCTTGAACGCCTTGTGCACCTGTTGGCCCGGTAGGTCCCACCACAGTGCTCGCTGCTCCGGTAGGTCCAGTAGGCCCTTGAACACCTTGTGCACCTGTGGGTCCTACAGGGCCTACCACAGTGCTAGCTGCTCCTGTGGGTCCAGACAATCCTAGGGGTCCTGTGGGTCCAGTAGGTCCCACAACTGTGCTGGCTGCTCCTATAGGCCCTGTGGGTCCGGTAGGACCTAGGGCTCCTTGTACACCTTGAGCACCCAATGAGGTTACTACTACGCCAGTAACAGCTTCTTCAACTACAAGTGTATTTGAAACTTCTTGCAGTACCAGCTGAGACAGGTCTGTTTGAACTACAAGCGTTTCAATGCTCATCTAGTTACCTCTTTTACGAGTGAAACGGCTCCGTACAGTAAAGAAGTAACTTCACCACTGTTGCTTACCACTTCTAAATTATACACAGCTGAGTTAAAGTTTAACGCAGCTGTTTGTGCAGCTGTGATAATAACTGTAATAGTTTTTGCAGTGTTATCTAACACAATGCCTGAGTTAGCAGTGGTCAACTCCAACAGGGTAGTAGCACTAGTAATTTTTTCACGCAGTTGCAGCCTGGCAGTGTAACCAGTTAAGTCAACAGGCTTATTGTACTCCAACACGCCACCAGCGGTATAAGCTGTATAACCGATTGAGTTTATGGCATTGAATGTTAGTGAGTTTGCATCAACAGCACTGGCAGCTATGTAGTCAGTGGTATTAGCCTGTGTCATGCCTAGAGCACTGGTAATTTTTACACGCCAACCTGCTGGGGCTCCATGTGCTGTGGCTGTGACAACCATGGGAGCAGCACGCGTAATGTTTACAATGGGAACATACACCTTTTCAGAAGTTTCCCAACGCAGTGTTTCGCGATAGGTACTGCCTTGGTATACTTTTAAATTTAATTTAACAGGTGCTGTCATAGCATTCCTTAATATGTGAATCCTTGCGCTACGGTACCGTACCAGTTGACGCCATCAGAAATAAATGTCAGTATATCCAATCTACCCAAGGTAGCAGTGATTGTAGGCGCTCCGGCTGTGGGCCATTTAACTGGAGTAAACGTAGCTGTGGTAGCAGTACCTGTTGCGGGTTGTTTTAACAACAAAGTAAATCTTTTACCAGCTGTTGCTGTAGGCATTGCAAACGTACAAGCAGTAGCGGAAGTAAGTGTAGCTGTAATTATTGTACCTGTTGTAATAGCTAGGGTAGCTGTACTAGTTACAGTTCCTAAAGCTACTACAGTTTCTGCATAAGCAGTTAAAGCTACGTCTGCTAAAATACCTCCTGTGACATTAACGCCTGCTGAGTCTTGAAAAGCCATGTCTCCAAGAAACTGGTTTAGTGGAACTTGGTTTGGTGCTGTACCAATTAACTGTGGCATAATTAAGCCCAAACTCTAATAGGGGTAACGGGAAATACTTGATAAACTTCAAGCTCAGGCGCTTCTACACTGTGACGTACATTTACATGATAACCTGGGGTAGGCTCCATTTCAGGAAATTCTCCAAATTCACCTTGAAGCATGGTACCTGAGGGTTTGTAAATTAATCCAATTTCATCAATAGCTAGATATAATGGTTCTGGAAATTCAGTAGTACCTGCATACAGGATTTCATGTGCCTGTTCTTTTGTGGAAAACTTCAAACAATAATCAATCATTTTGTTAAGCCCTGTAAAGTATAATCAGAAAGTCGAGCAGGATAGTAAATGAAATTTTGTACATAGCCATTTAAGAAGTTGCTAGTGCCGCCAATAGAACCTATTGCTAATGTTGAAACATTAGGCACACTTCCATTAGTGTCTGTTGTGACTGTACTAGAGTTATTTGAACTTGCAAAATTATTAGATTCGTATGCCAAAGCATTTTTATTAACTGCAGAAGTAAACCACGTAACACCAAAACCATTAACAAAAGAGTCTGTGGATGCAGTTCGTACACGTACAACAGGCTGACTATCCAGCTGTCTGTACAGCATTATACCATCGTTAAAATTTCCTAGAATATATTGATAACCTGTATATTCCTCTGGAAAAGGTACTGCAGCTTCTGAAAGTATAGTGCCTTCAACTGAGTTATACCAAGAACTAATGTTAGTAATAGTCGCAGAATCTGCTGCACGGGTGGTTTGCGAGCTAGTTGATGTATCTGCAAGCCGTTGCACAGGAGCAACGGTAGTAGGAATATAACTAGTAATAAATGATCCTGCTTCTAGTTGCGCACCCCAAAAATAGTGTCCAACTACTGTGCCTGTGTATAAACCATTAAGATATGGGTAAATACGCAGAGCATGAAAGGTAACTGTACCATTTAAAGTATACCCAACAGAGCAACGATACCAACCATTTCCAACATAAGTTGCAACAGCAGAAGTTATTAATCCGGCTGTTTGAGCTGCAGGTGTGTATACACCTGAAGTTTGGGTAAAAGTGATACTTGAAGTTGCGGAACTAGATCCAACTGCAACAACTGTGAATGTAAATGACGCAGCTGCTGTTACACCTGTTGCTGCTTTTACATATATAGACTGAGTATACGCTTGATTTGTGTATACTGATATGGCGTCCTCAAAATAGTGCTCTACTCCTGGGGTGAGATTATCAGTAACAAATTCCGCATTAGTAAGTCCACTAGGCGATATTAACGCATTAGTTGTTACAGTGGTGTTTACTTTGTTCCAAGCCGCGTTATCAAACTCCTCAGAGTAATTTAACTCGTTAGTTCGTGCAGGTTCTAAAAGCAATAAAGGTGCGGCAATTAAATTTTGTGGGTTGTACTGAAGTCTGGCTGCTCCACTAGCTGCTGTTTGTAGTATGCCGGCTGAGTCTATGTAAGTACCAATACTCGCTCTGCCTGTGTGGATTACTGCGCTGGGTATGTAACTGGTAGGAAAAGCTCCCAACTCTAGTTGAGCACCCCAAGGAAATAAAGTGCCAGTAGAGGTTGTATTGCCACTAACGTCCCACTGTACTAAACACTGCAGCTGTGTAAGCGCAGAAACAAAAGTTGTGGTAAGTGCTATGCGGTAAAAATTATTCTTGTACGCTTGTACTGTAGCAGTGGCATTTGTTGCTGTGCCATATACAGTTGCAGCACTTGTAATAGCTCCTGTTGTTAGGTTAACAATTACCCGAGCACCATTACTAGAAGTACTATCTTGAAGATTAATTGCGCAACTATCTTCTGTGCCTGCCCGCATGAAAATTGACCAAGTATACGTTCCAGTTGTGGTAGTGGTATGATTATAACGTAATCGCTTTAACGCACTAGTTGCGCTAGTACTACCATAAGCTGAACAAACAGAGCCGTTGGGGGCCGCAGTTGTAAAGTCTCTTTTAAGAATGTTAGTTGCTACCCAGTTGGTCTGGTCAAAATGCTCTGAATAATTTATTAAATTAATGCGAAATTCTTCAACTAATAAGCCCCTACATGCTTGAGTAACTGGATCAAAATCAAAACGTGGAATATTGAGACCTACAACTTCTACCAGCCCTGATTGGTTAATTCTAGTAGCACGACTTCCTCTAGAAAACGCAACTCTGGGATCTAATCTGTGACTATTTACAAAGTCTAACCGCAAGCTAGGCTCTACCGAAAAAATTACATCATCAGTAATTGCCAGTGCGCTTGGACTGGGTGTGGTAAATACACCTGTAAACACAGTACTGGGTTTTGTGGCAATTTCTGCGTTTATGTTGGTGAAGTTGGCATCTAGTTCAGCATATGTTAGTGCCGACCCTTTTCCGGTACGTGTTACAATTGTTGCCATGTAAAAACCTTTAAGTGGTTAGGGCCTGAAGTTCTGAGTTGCTTAAACGTTTTGGATAGTACAGAACGCTCTGTAAGTGACCGCATAACCGTCCTGAGGCAAAAATATACCAACCCAGTGTTAGAGACTCCACATTAGGAACTACTACGCTGGTATCAGCTGTGCTTAAAACACCTTTGTGAGCCGCTATATAATTGTTTGTAGCTATGGCTCCGGCTATTCGGGCCACTGAATAAGGTGGAATAGCTATACCGCTACCAACAGCCGTGTCTACATCTGATCCCAAAGGCGTTCTAGAAACAAGTCTGGCTCTTGCAATAGTAGCTCCTCCACTACGTGCTAAATAAATATTATTTATACTTGAAGCAGTACTGCCTAATTGCAATACGGGCTGTGTTAGGCTTGGAAAATTTACACTGCCTGCTCTAAATTGTGCAAATATAGTACCTTCGGTTTGGTTATACCAAGGTATAACGCTATTCATGGTGGCTGTATCTGCAATGCGTGACCAAGTAGTTGTTGTAGTAGGAATATAACTAGTAGAGCCTTCTCCGCTTTCCAGTTGAAGCCCCCAAATTAATAGTCCTGAACCGGTTTCGCCAGTATAGCTATTGCCCCCCGACTCATTTAATAATTGCAAATCTACACTAGAACTGGCTGTGGTAGATGCTCTTACTACAACAGTGCAGCGATACCATCCGTTGCCTGCAGCTATAATAGACACTGCAGGACTACCAATAAACGTACTAGCAACACCAGTGGTTAAATTGAACTTACCGTATTGATAGGTATCAAATGCGGAAGTTATGCCAGCACCTATGATTAGCTGTGAACGCTCTCCTGCTTTTGCATACACACTTATGCTGTGGTATGCAAGTGCTGTGAAGCTAGTTGAAACAATTAATTGGCTGCTGTGCACTGCATTAGCTGTAGTTTCCGTTAATCTAGTAGCAGTTTGCGTTTCGTCTGGAGCAGTATCTGCAAAAGCTGTAGTTACTAAATTATTAAAACTACGAATATTTGCAGCAATGCTGATTGTGCGAGTTGCTCCACTGCTTAAACCTGTTAAAGTACCTGTAAAAGTACCTGTTCCATTCATTACGCAAAATACAGTTGCAGAGCTATTTGTGCTGTCGTACTGTCCTGTACCACCGCCCCCCGCAGTTACTGTTTCACCATTTTGAAAAGTACCTGATCCGCCTGTAACTGTTACTTGATGAGTAACTGCTGGATTTCCACTGTTTAAGATAACGTTGGTACGCGCAGATTCTACAAGAAATCCCAAAGGTGCTCTTGTAACAGGATCATAGTCAAATCTAGGTACTCCTGAACCTACTGTTTCTATAAATCCTTTAGGACTCACTCTGGTAGCAACGTTAGTAGCGGCACTATGGGTTCTAGAAAATGTGATTCTGGAGTCTAGCTTTGTGGAATTTAAAAAATCTAGTTGCAAAGTTGGTTTTATTGCAGAAATATTATTAGCAGTTATTTGAAAAGAACTACTCAAAGGAATTGTAGCTGCAGTGGTAAACACAGGACTAGCCAAACTTACTTTGGTGCCCAGCTCTGTGTTTAAGTTAATAAAGTTTGCGTCTACTTCTTCATTTGAGAGATTAGAACCTTTACTGGTGCGTGTTACTAGTGTTGCCATGTGAAACCTTTAAAGCGTTAGTAGCTGCATTTCAGCATCAGTTAAACGTACAGGATAGTAAGCAATTCGTTGCACATGACCATTCAAGTAGTATGGTGAACTACCACCAGTATCACCAAAACCAATTTGTAGTCGATTTTGTGTATCTTGTGCATAACCAGTGTTTGTGGCAGTAACTATAGTTTTGTTGTCCACAGTTACGGCCAGTTGTGAGCTATTCATAGCAGTAACGGACTTGTAAACTTGACCTGCTGTTAGATACGCAGAATAGTTAGCCAAAACAGTATAAGGATACCCAGTTAGTGTACGTAATTGAAATGAAGGGCGTGTTGTGGTATCCCAACGCTCTACTAATCCATAACCATCGAATACACTAACTGTTGTATTGTTTAAAGCCCACACATGTGGTCGCTGAGCATTTGTGGTAACGCTGCCTGTGTAGAGGCTATCGTACTGAGCAAAAATACTCCACTCGGTTTGGTTATACCAAGAGGCTATATTTAACATATTTGCTATGTCGGCTCCGCGTTGACTTGATGTGCTGCTAGTAGTATCTGCAGCTCGAGTAACTGCAACAGTAGTATAAACGTCTGCAGCTCGTGCAACAGCACCAATTGAAGTACCTATTACAGATGTTGATCCACTACCCTGTTCTAATTGAGGCATTCCAATGCGTAGTGTAATGTCAACTGCAACACCAGAACTATGAGTTGCTCTAAAATAAGTTTGTGCTGCAGCTGTGGTTGCATCTGCTGCTGTAACTGTTGCAAAAAATCTATTAGTTACAAGAGAATTAGCACTTAATAGATTTAATCCACTTGATCCAATGGCTGCGGTGAGTCCCGTACCACTTGAGTTAACTACTCTTGTTATTACATTAACACTAGTTAAATTTGTGGTACTACCTGCAACTATTTTTGCATAAAAAGAACCTGTCCAAATTTGGCCGTTTGTGGCAGTTACGTTGGTACCTGGCTCCGGCGTAATAAAAAATTCTGTTGCAACTGTAGTTGTACCAAAAAATCTTACATCTATATAAGTAACACCCGCTTCGGTACCTGTGCCTATAACAGAGGTTGATAAACCAGAACTGTTAGTACCAATTCCCCAGTTGGTAGGGGCAATACCCGGCGTGCCAGCAGTCGCTCCAGTCATAGTATTATTTCTAATACTATTTGTACGCGCTTCTTCCATTAATAGCACAGGAACTGCGGTTAGATTTAGTGGGTCATACTGGTATCTTGCTACGTTACTACTGGTTTCAAGCACTAAAGATCCATTACTGCTTATATACCGACCTCCGCTAGCTCTACTAGCAAAAGTTGGAGTTGCGATAACAGAAGTTGCTGAGGCTCCCAACTCTAGCTGAGGCATGCCGATGCGCAAGGTAATGTCAACGGCTGCGCTGTTAGTAACAGAAATAAATATAGCCCCATACACGTCAGTTGCACCAGTAGTAAGAGTACCTGAACTTGTAAATCTAGTGAACGCTGCAGTAGGTGTAAATACGCGATCAAAAGTGTTTCCTGCTCCACCTGTTTGACGTAAATTTACATTCACCGAAACAACGTTTGTAATTGAGCCGGCGACTAACGAACACCAAAATGATTCTGTCCAAGTTTGCCCAGCTGATGCAGTTGCTGCCGTAGTATCAAATGCCAATACATAAACTGTACCTGTCGAAGTACCACTAATCTTGAGATCAATATATGTTATACCCTTTTGAATACCTGTACCAACCACTGAGGTTGTTAACCCTGAGTTTGCAAAAGTACCCCAATTAGTGGGTAAAGTTCCAGGAGTACCAGCAACTGCTCCTTGAACCAAGTTATTACGAATACTGTTTGTACGAGCTGACTCTAGCAATAGGTAAGGCGCTAAACCTAAATCATTAGAAGTATGCTGGTATCTAGCTGTACTAGGAGGCGCAATTCGCAAAGTACCTGTTGAGTCTGTATAAGTAGCTGGGAAGGTTCTACTTGAAAAAGTAGGTATTGCAGGTATATAACTAGTAGAAAATAAACCAACTTCTGCTTGAGCACCCCACAAATATATACTGCTGTCTACTGAAGAAGAACTGCCGTCAGTATCTGTAGCATAAATTAATACTGCTAAAGTAGTAATAGTACTAGTAGTTACAGTTACTGAACAACGATACCAACCCCCTGGGTATGCTTGAATGTTCTTGGATGCAAACACAACGTTTCCAGAGCCTGCGCTGTTTGAAGCAACTACTCCAGTATTTAAATTAAACCAAACACTTACTAAATTCTGAATTTCAAAGCGTAAAAAATTAGAAGTGCCGCGCTTTGCAAATACAGATATTGTGATTGTACTGCCAGCTGTAAAAGTTTGCGTGGTTTGACTAATGGCACTGCCTGCTACACTTGTAGTTAATAAAGTACCGGTTTGCGTTCCGCTAGGTGAAACTGCGGCATCCGAAACAAGTGTAGCGTTAGCCGAACCCCAAGTTCGTGAAAAGTCTTCAGTACTCAACAGCAAATTAGTACGTGCTTCTTCTATCAACAATCCACGAGGTGCACCAGTCACAGAATCGTAATCAAATCTAGGGGCGTTTACAGCAACTGTTTCTACCAAACCATCTGGGCTAATTCTGGTAGCAGTACCAGTTCTGGTAAAAATTATTCTAGAGTCTAATTTTTGGGAATTTAAAAAATCCAACATTAAACTAGGCTGTGTTACTGGATAGTTGCTGACAACAAGGCTAACGCCTGAGGAATCTGTAAAAGTAACGGTACCTGTAAAGGTAGGGTTAGCAGTGTTAGTAACTTTAGCAGCTAATTCTGTGTTTAAGTTAGTAAAATTGGCGTCTAGTTGGGCCGTGGTGAGTGCAGAGCCTTTTGACTCTCTGGTTACAATTACAGCCATAAATATAAGCCTTTAAAAAAGTTCTGTACCCATAAAATAATCATCTACTACATATCCGCTTGTAACATAGCTTTGAGGGCCTAAAAATATACCACGAGTTACTTCTAGTTTAAAAGAAGTTTTAGCAGCAACTGTAGCCGCATATTTAGTTTTAGCCACAGTTGTTGCGGCATATTTAGTTTTAGGTTCTAGCAATAAAGTTAGAGCTCCTTGAGATAAACTCATGCTATGTCATCCCGAAGTGTAAAACTAACTAATTCATATACAGTTTCGCGTATATTTGTTGCGGAATAGTAAACTTCTACTTCGCCTTCATAAGTGCCGGCTGCTCCTTGCCAGTCTGTATCTGCCCAAGTAATGGTAGCAATTCCTGCTGTAGCATCTGTTAACTGAGCGGTTTTTGTTAAAACCGTTTGGGAGTTCACAGCACGAATATGTAACTTTACCACAGCCCCAGTTAAGTCTAAAGCTTGATCCGGCAACAGTGAATCTTTTAGAGTCAATCTTAGCTGTGGGGCTGTATCGCCTTGAACAAAATTAATAGCCATTTTGGCTCCTTTGAAAAATTTCTGGTATCTGGGTTGTGTGCATGAATTATACCACAAAGGTATAGCTCATGCAAGTGTAAAATTTTTTAATAGCTGGCTAATGACCAGCTGCAGAACTTAAACCCAAGGCATAGCAGGGTTTACCACTGGAGGATTAATTTGGTTGGCAATCTGTGTGTTGATATTAGCTTCATATGCTGCAACTTGCTCTGTGCCTAATGCACTCTGCACCCAGCCAATAACTTGCGCTTGAGTCAGACTAGCATAAGTGGTGTACGGCGTACCTGCAACATAAGTGACCCCAACAGAGCCATAGCAAGTCGCGTTGTAAGTGCCATCAGTGCCGTTGAGGCGCCATGCAACCGAGAAAACCACATTGGTTTCACCCTCTGCTTGAGGGTACGCGCTCATCTGTTCAATAACCCAAGTTTGTGTAATGGTTGACATAGTATTTACTTTCAAAGTTCAAGTGTTGCAACACGGGCACGGAGGGATTGGATTTCTTTGACTAAGAGTGGTACCAACTTGCTGTAGTCCACGGACATCATTTCTTCTGAATCAACTGGCTGGTAAACTGCCTCTGGTACCACATTGGCCAGCTCTTGAGCAACAAAACCATAACGCTGGTGACTGCCGTCCACCAACCAGTTGAATTGCCTAACTTGCACTGCATCTAATAGTGTGCCGGCGTCTGTTGCTGGTTGCACGTTGGTTTTTAAACGTGCATCGGAGGTGGTGTTGTACAGTACTGCAGTAGTTCCGGATTGGGCAATACTACCAATAGTTACTGCATTCAAATTGAATCGGCTGTACATCGTGCCGGTGGCCGTGCCGTTGACGTGGTTAAAGTCCGCACCACCAGTCGTGGTAGGGCCGAGGGTGATGCTGTTTGAATTCAGCGGTCCCGTTCCAGTTGTTCCAATCAGCACATTCCCGCTGCTGTCGATCCGCATGCGCTCCTGGCCGCCGGTGTTGAACTGCATCACCGAATTGGCGTTGATAACGCTCGATGCTCCGGGGCTGATCGACAGGAAGTTGGTGCGGGTGGCGTCGAGGAAAGAGACATAGCTGCCCGCCACCTCCAACTTTCCACCGCCACTGGTGGTGCCGACACCCACATTTCCGTCTTGGTCAATTCGCATTTTTTCAGTTAAACCACCTACTGTACTCAATGTTGAAAAATGCAAATATCCTGTAGTTGCTGGATTGTTTAAAGTACCAACTACTTGCGCAGCAGTAGTTGGTGTTGTACCATTTAAAGCACCCATGTTAAGTAACACACTAGCAGCACCTGGCGTACCACCGCTGCCTGCTACATCATAACTGCGAGTAAGTGTTAAAGCTGTGACACTGGAACCAGAGTAAACGTGTAGTTTAGTCTGTGGGTCTGTGGTGCCCAACCCCACGTTTCCAGTGCTGTGAACGCGCATGGCTTCAGTGCCAGCAATACCAAATCTAATAGCTTGGGTTTCATAGTTCCACAAGTCTAGCTGACCTGCTGTAGAAGATAATCCTACATACGATCCGCGAGCACCTGCTGCGGTTGTGCTGCCACTACCAGTGGTTGAAAAAGAAACTCTAACGTTGGCATTTGTAGCAGAGTTTAACTGCAACAAAGTATTAGGAGCATCAGTACCTAGTCCTAAAAAATATCCGTTAGTAATTCGGAATCCGTTAGTTCCTAGAGTTACCCCACTAGTGCCTAAAACTCCTGTAAGAGGTATGTAAGTGCTGGCAGCTGAGGACAGGGTAAGCGGCGATACGTTTACCCAATTTGTGCTGTCAGTGCTAGGATCTAGTGTTGTATTGCCTGTGGCTGTTATTTTTCTATACGCTAGATAAGTAATAGGCGACCATACCACTGCAAATTGATTGTAAGATCCAGTAGCCCATTTAGTAGCCCCGGCTGCTGTTGCAGCTATAGCAGCAGAGTCTGCAGAAGCTTTAGCGTCTAAAGTATTAGCATACGTATTACTGGTTACTAAATTTATTTCACTGCGTAAAACAGGGAATGCTCCTAGAAAAGCGTCTGCTTTAGAGTCGAAATCGGACGGGCTAGTGGTACTTGGGGGCTCAGGTAAAACAGTAATTTCAGTAATTGGAATAGCTGGCATATTATATTTCCTCTAAATCTAAGTTGATAGTGGCCATAAACGGATTGCTTATGTCTATCGTAAATGTTTTGTAAAATCCCATGATTAAAAGGGAATCATAATAATCCTCTGAAACTTTTTGGTCTAATCCACTCCATACGGCTGGTTTAGCATTTAAATACTCGCGAACTTGTGCAGCTCTGTTTACTCGTCCACGATCAATTAAAGTTTGCAATGTAATTTTAGGAACATTACGACGTTGTACTAAAGCAGCATTGCCGTATAAGTCTCTATCTACAGTGGAAAAATTAATTGCATCTACTGCTATGCCTCTTTGAGAGAAACCTAAAGGCTCGTAGATGCCAAATACTACGTTACCTGATTTTATAGTACCTGTACCAGTTAAAGTAATTGTTACTTCTATGTTGTAATAAGGAGCTATGTCTACTTTTATATAATTGCTGTAATATTTTGTAACACCGTTACTGGTATAAGAATTAGCTTTATTCTCGATTTGAACATTAGAAGCAGAACCAACCCCATAATTAGCTGTTATCAAAATATTAGAAACATTTTCCATGCCTATTATAGATATGGCATCTATACGTTGATTAGGTGTAACAACTATTGAAATGGAGTTGGTGGCAGATGAGCCACCATTGCGAAGCATATCAAACATAGCAAATTTGTTTGTGCTGGATATTTCAACCCATTTTGGCGAGTCAGCAAAAATACTTAGTTCTGGAGCAGTGTTGTCTTGAGTAAGTATTGTACTCAGCGATTGGTATATTTTGTGAGTTTGTTGACGGTATACTTTTGTAGGATACGCGTACTGGTTAGCCTGAACCCACAAGGTTTCTCCAGCACTGGGTTCTGCAATACTGGAAGTAAACATTGTTTCAGATATTTGAATAGGGGGTATAACTATCATATTTCTTCTAGTTCTAGAGTAATGCTTGCGTACAAAGGATTATCTAAGTTTATTGTAAATGTTTTATAAAACCCTACAATTAACAGTGACTCAAAGTAAAATTGATCTGGTAAATCATCTAGCCCTACCCAAGCTGCTGGAATAGCATTTAGATCATCGCGCACTGCTCGTACTGTATTTACCAATGATTTATCCAACAGTAAATTCTGGTTTGTTTTTGGAATATTTCTGCGCTGAACCATGGTGGCGTTGCCATAAATATCTCTGGTTACTGTGGAAAAATTAATAACTTCGTTTGAAGCTCCTCGTTGTACAGTGCCTATTTCTTGTGCTTTGCCTAAAATTACGCCGCCGCAACTTATATCACTGCCATTTAGCACTATGCTTATAATAGCATCAGAGTAAGGAACCAAGTCTGAAAATACAGCAGATTTAGTTTTTGTGCCTACTGTAAAAAAGTAGTCATACCAACTAGAAGATGCTTTGCTGGTTAAATTTTTACGACTACTATATAAAGTAGTTCCTGAACTAGGGGAGTACACAGTTACTGCTGCTTCTCGTACATTTTGTAATCCTACTAAAACCAAAGCATCTGCTCTGGTTGATGTAGACATAGATAGTATTATTTGATTACGGGCAACAGTTGCGCTGTTACGTAAATAATCAAATACACCCCAACGGTTACTTGGACCTACATCTAACCAATAAATAGGAGAAGTAGCGGTAGGCAATGTAGTATTTACTGTAGTAGTTGCTAGGAGTTCGTAGGTTCTATTTTGATAAGTTACTTGTTGAGATACTCCTGCTACAAGAGTATATGTAGTACCGCTTACCCAAGGTAGCGCATCTAGCCTACGCCAATACGGTGTACTTAATAAAACAGAAGCTTCTGGTGTTATAGTTAAATTTATACCGCCAGTAAGAATAGTAATAGTTTTAATACACTGATATACACAATTAGTAGTATTACGGTATCGTATATCTCCTACTGCATAAGCAGTATTTGGAGCCCAAGCAGTTGTGCTGCTTGCATTAGCTACACTAGAGTATACTAAGCAAGGAGCAGTTCCTGTAAAAGTATCTGCTGATCTGGTTACCTGAGTACTAGGAATATAACTTGTAGCAAAACTACCTAGTTCTAACTGTGCTTTTGTAACTGTTCCTGTAATAGTTACAGTTAAAGTGCCAAAATTAACTGTGAGTACACGAGTAATTCTAGTAGTAGCACTGGTTCCTGTTAAGGTAGTAGTAGCAGCGCCTGATAGTACAACAGTTCCTGTGCCGTAAAAACTAAAAGTGTAAGTTCCGCCAGTGGATATTGTTATATTTTGGGTGGCTGGGGTATCTGAACCCGCGACTAAATTAGTACGTGCTGGTTCATATAGTACACCTAAGCATTCTTTTGTAATTGGATCGTAAGTTACACGAGGGGTATTTGCTGCGGCAGATACAACAGCACCCGTACTATCTATGTACGTTGCTGCTGTACTGCGAGCAAAAGACCCCTCCGTATTACTCATGGTAATAGGAGGGATTACTTTCATATTAAGTTACCGTTTTTGTTTGCATGTATTCTCCACCTACAGTTACTTGCTGTAGAACTTCCTTGGTTTTACGAGTGTTGTACTCATTTTGTGAGCTCACGGCCCGTAGCTTAGCTACTTCATTGCGTAGTTCTTTGATTTCAGCAATCAATACTCTGTTGGTTTCGTCCCGGTTTCCAAAGTCAGGTAACTGAGCCGTTACACCCAAGGAACCGTCAGCACCACGTGTTAGTGGCATGATTGCTTCTGGTCCGGCCTCACCCATTACACCCATGTTGAACATGGTAGGTGAATTTACCATGGAATTAGTAAATGCGCCGCCTTGAGCAAATTTAACCAAGTTTCCAGAGTCAAATACGTTGCCTAAGGCACTGTAAGTAATTTCTTCACTTAAAAGTTCGTTTTTACTGTTATAAGTTCTGTTAATATAACCTGTGCCGCCTTCATTTGCCCAATATTCAGATGTTGTGTAATTACCAGCAGTTGAACCACCTGTTGAAGCACTTGATCCACCAGTTACTGGAGTTGCTGGAGTTGCTGGTAGCGTAGGTACTGTTAGCCCATTTATTAAGCTGGTTAAGTTAGTTACATAACTAGTAATTTTTTCATTTGCGGTATTAAAAGCGGTTTGAGTTGTGGTAAAGTTGCTGGCTAGAGTTGACAGGTCTGACTGCTCGGCTCCATACGGATTAAAAGCAATGCCTAACCCAGCTAAGGTACTGGCCCAGGTCTTAACATTTTCTACAGCTGTTGTGTACTTTGTGTTAGCTGTGGCAACTGCTGCGGTTACGTCTTGTATTGCTGTGGCAGTTAATACGTCATCATCTCCGTACCCTGCAGCTCTTAGTACTGCATTAGTGCTTTCAATATACGCAGTAACAGCTTTATTTTCCTTGTCTAACCGAGTTTGTGTTTCTGTTATTTGATCGTTAACATTTTTTAGTGTAACTACTGTAGTAGGCGCTATTTTTGTTTCGTCACCAAAACCTGCAGTTGCTAGTATATCTTTGGCGTCAACAACATATTTATTAACTGCGGCGTTAGCGTCGGATATTTTACTAGCGGTAGCTTTTAATATATCTTCTACGTTACTTTGAGTAACAGTAACAGAAGGAGTCAGTGTTCCTACCTTTGCAGCTTCAAGAATAGTATTAGTAGCAGTTAAATAAGCCAGTACTGCGTCATCGGCTTTGCTTAACAAACCTATAGCTGCAGTTATTTTAGCACTAACATTAGTACTAGTTACTGTGGTCTCTGAAACTTTTAATAAGTCTGCCTCTTCAAATTTTGCCGTAGTAAGTGTAGTATTAGTAGTTTCTAGGTAAGCTAACACTGCTTTGTCAGCAAGTCCTAATAAACGAATTGCTTCTGTTATTTTAGCACCAACATTAGTACTAGTTACTGTGGTTTCTGAGATTTTTAATAAGTCTGCTTCTTCAAATTTTGCAGCTCTAAGTGTAGTATTAGTAGTTTCTAAGTAAGTTAATACTGCTGTGTCAGCTGACTTTAATAGACCAATTGCATCGTCTATTTTAGTCTTTATGTTATCACTGGTTACTTCAGTGTCTGAAACTTTTAATAAGTCTGCTTCTTCAAATTTTGCATTTCTAAGTGTAGTATTAGTAGTAGCTAAGTAAGTTAATACTGCTGAGTCAGCTGACTCTAATAAACCAATTGCAACATCTATTTTATCACCAACATTAGTACTAGTTACTGTAGTCTCTGAGACTTTTAATAAGTCTGCCGTACCAAAGCCTGCATCTTCAAGAGTTTTATTAGTAGTAGCTAAGTAAGTTAACACTGCCGCGTCTGCAGATTCTAGTTTGTCTTGAGCTATTTTAATTTGTGCTTTAAGAGTGCCTTCAGTTAAAACAGTACTTGGTTTTAATAAGTCTTCTTTACCCACGCCAGCTTTATCAAGTATGTCATTAGTATTATTGATGTAATCAGTAATATCTGTGCCAACTGTGGCTATTTTTGCTTTTAGGCTGTTAAACTCAGCGGTTAACTCTGTTAGATTTTTAGGATCGGTTTTAGTTAGAATATCTGCAGCGTCTTTACCAATTAAACCAAGCCAAGTATTTAAACTGGCTGTAGCAGCATCTAGAGCACTTAGAGCACCTTCAGCGCTATTTAATTTTTCTGTGTTGAGATCATCTAAAGCTACTTCTGCTGCAAGACCCGATTTTTGTAGCGTGTTTGTCCAAGCCAATAGTTCTGCATTAGCTATTTTTAACGCATCAGCAGCAGACTGAGACTCTGCGGCTAGTGAAACTACACCGTTTGCTGCAGTTGTTGCTTCAGCATCAATTTTATTGCTAACACCAGCTAAATCAGTAGTTACTTCTGCAAAAGTTTTTGCGTAGTCTACTTGGTTGGCGTATTGTGCTTTAGCTGCAGTTAAGAACCCTTCAGCTACTTGAGTTAGGTCGCTACGCGCTTCTTCATCTCCGGCTTGTGCAGCCGCTAGTGTTTGTTTGTATTTTTGTTGTAGCCGATCAGCCTTATCTATTTCAGGAGCTAAGTCCCCTAGAGCTACAGATTTAAGGAAATCCTTAATAACTTTACTTACGGTTCTCAAACTATCAACAAACGCTTTATTAGCGTTTTTCTGATTTTCTAAAGCTGTTTTATAAGATTGTTTGATACTGTCTTTTACACTATTTACATTGTCTCTGAGTTGGGTAAATCCAGTACTATTTAAACTTTCTAAACTGCTTTGCAGTCCAGATAGTTTTGTAGTAAGCAACCCTAAACCTTCTGTGGCTAGAGATACTAATTCTGATTTAGCATCTGTGGCTTTGGTTTCTAGTAGTGTTAAACCTTGTTGAGCTAGGTTTAACACATCTGTTTTTGCATCAGCAGCTTTAGTTTCTAGTAAATCTAACCCTTGTTGAGCTAAGTTTAACACGGTTGTTTTTGCATCAGCAGCTTTGGTTTCTAGTAGTGTTAAGCCCTGTTGAGCTAGGTTTAGTACATTTGTGCTTGCATCAGCAGCCTTGGTTTCTAGTAGTGCTAAACCTTGTTGAGCTAGTTCTAATACTTTTGCTTTTGCTGAAGCTGCTTTGGCTTCCAGCAAACTTAAACCCTGTTTTGCAAAATTTAAAAGATCATTATTTAATGTAGTTACTTCTGCCTCTAGCAAAGCTAAGCCTTGTTTTACTAATTCAAGTACTTTTGCTTTTGTTGAATTTGCTTGAGCTTCCAAGGTACTTAAGCCTTGTTTAGCTACGGATAATAACGCAGACTTAGCGCTTTCTGCTGCAGAAACTGCCTTATTATATCCATCTACTAAAGCTTTACCTGCTGTATTTAATTCTGCAGATTTTTGCTTTAGTTCAGTGATAAAGTCAAACAGCACCTGGTTAGTTTCAGTAATTTCTTTGCGTTCTTGTGCACGAGTATACGCTAGTTTTTCAGTTTCACTCATAAACTGAGTGGCAGATTGAGCGTTAATGTCTATAGTTTGCTTTACTAAACCTTCGTATTGAGCTGTAGCTTTTAGGAATGAAGGGGCTATTAAATCCATTTCATTTCGTAAGGCAATAGCAGCAGGAGTAGTACTTTGTGATAGTGTTAAGTATAGGGCTTTGAATTCAGCATTGGTATCAATTGCTCCAGTAGTGCCTGGTGCATACGCTCCAGCTTCTACAGCAGAATTAAAAATCTTTGCTGCACTAGTAGATACTTTTGCAGCAATAGGGGCTAGTCGCTCTGCTTCTGTTAGGAAGTTATCTACAAAGAATTTAGTATTTTCTAAGAACTTATCTAAACCGCCTGCTTGATCTGCCATGGCTTGCGTAATACGAGCAGTAGCAGCAGTAATGTCTCCTTCGGCATTTAAGGCACTTAAACCCATGCTGATTAGAGATAAATTAATTTTTTCGTTAGTATCAATTACGCGAGTAACTGTTTGCAGCATACCTTCGCCGAATTTCTTAAATTCAGGCGTATCAAACTGTGTAAACAATTGTTTAGCAGTATCGTCTAAAATTGAGCTTACAATATTATTAAACTCTTTTTCTAGGTCTTCACCTTTTAACCCGCGTAAACTAGCGAATTTGTCAACATTAACTTCGCCTAATTTAGCTATAACAGTTTCAGCAGTCATACCAAGTTTAGCACCGCTTGTTACAAATAATTTGCCTGCGTTGTTAAACACAGATGAAATTGCTGCTGTTAGATCATCATCTAACATTTTTAAATTGTCTTTTACAGAAGCGCTGCTGCTTTTAATCCACAGAAAGCTACTTTTACTTGTAGTTTTTACGGTTTCAAATCCTTGAATAGCCCCCTTGAAGTTATTCATTATTTCTGCAAAAGTACCTGTGAATTTAATACCGCTGTCTAAGATTTCTTTTGTTTTTGAGCTGCCGAGTAGTCCGCCTAAAATGTTAAATCCTTTGGTGCCTTCTTCGGTATTAAACAACGAGCCTTTGGTTAAACCCACAGTTCCATAAATACCTGTTGCTGCTTTACCGATACTTTGATTAATAGAAGTTAATAGTTTGACCATTTGATTATCGTAAGATAATCCTTCTACTTGAGTAGCGTTTAATATGTCCAGTGATTTTGTAATTGACTCACTTTTAGCCGTAGGGTCGCCAAATACTCCGCCGCCTGTTTCTACTTTCTTGCCGTCTTTCCAAGTTTCACCAGCTCCAGTGCCTTGACGATCTTCTGAAGTCATGCCTGATGATGAAGCAGAACTGTTAAGGGCACTACCGCCAATAGAACTTAAAAGTCCTCCTACTACAGCAGCAGTCGCTGCACCTGCAACCAGGTTTAGTGGAAAAGGTAAACTAGAAATGGCTTTTACTACTGCTTTGACTCCATCTACACCTGCTTCTACTATGGAGGCTGCTGTTCGTACACCTGAGTTTGCTACTGAAGTAGCTGTAGCTGTAGTATCAAAAACCATTTGTTTTAACATCATTGCCATCTTGGTGATGTGCATAACTTTTTCTACTGCAGCCAGTGCTTTGTAGGCAAAAGTTTTCTCTTTGAACATGCCTTTTGCAGATGATACTGCCTGTAAGTTTTTATCAAATTCTAATTTAGCTGAATTTTTTGCGTAGTCTTTGTCTAGTTTTAATTTTGCTTGATTGGCTTTCTGCAAAGAAGCTATATCGGCCTCAGGTCCTTCTCCTGCTGCTGTGTTAGCAGCAATTTCAGCCTGTGTTTCCTTATCTAAGGTTAATTTGTCTTGATTGTATTTTTTGTCTAAATCTAGTTTTTGTGTGTTGGCATTTTGCAAGGTTTGTAGAATACCAACCATGCCGTCTCCGAACTTTTTACCTACATCACCAAACACAACACTAAGAGCATCTGCTGTGGCTTTCATAGAGTCCATGGAAACAGCTTGTTCGGCAGACTGTGTTTTTAACGTGTTGTTATAACCAATTCTAGCTAACATTAAGTTAGATAAGCTTGTTTCGCCTGCAATTAAGGAGTCATAATAGGCTTTAGTTTGATCTAAGTCAGTTTGTGCTATAGCAACATCGCCAGGTGTAGCGCCTGAATCTGGTGCTTTTAATGTTGCTACTAAAGCTGTTTTGGCAGCTATTTCTGCAGTTTTACGTTTTTCAATCTCACTTAATACTGTACTGGTGCGATTTGTTTCCTGCTTTACTGCTAGATCTCCTTCTAGTTTCGCTAATTCTACTGCCCCACTTATTCCTAGATTTTTTAACAGTTCAATAGTAGCTTGACGTTTTTCTTGCAGTACCTGATCAGATTTACTTTGAAGCTCTGATTTTCTAGTTTCTAGACCTAACTCATAATCTAAACGATTTGCGGCATTGGCTTTAAATTCTGCATCGCGAGCTGCTTGTGCGGTTTTTCGCTTTTCTTCTTGTTCTTTTTCTAAAACAGTTAATAGCTTAGTATTCTCAAGTATAGCGGCTTGTGCAGCGTTATAATCAGTTGTTTCGTCTAGAGCTAAGTTTCCCTTTTTCTTACTTAGTGTGTCAATAGTTCTTTGCGCATCTGCAATTTTATCAATAAACTGCTTTTGTTCTAGTTTCTCTTTTGTTTTTTCAGATTCAACAGCAAGGCTTTGCTGAGCCTTCATAGTTTCTTCTGAAAAATAAGGTAAACCTTTAGCTATAATTTTATACTTATCTTGTACAGTATTATTTATACTTACTTGCTGGGACTGTTCGGTTGAATTATTTTTAGATTTTAAAGCAGCTAGTTTATCTTCTTGTTGTATTAGAAGTTTACCATTTTCTGAATCAATTTTCTTTCTGGCAGCTCCTAGTGCTTCTTGTGCTAATTCAGCTGGAGTCTTACCTTTGGAAATAGGCAGTGCACCGTACTGCTTATCTGCTTCAGCTGGATTTGTTAAACGTAATTTTTGCTGTTGTAGGGTAGCTATATTTTTCTTGTTGGTTTCAATATCAGCAGGAAGTTGATACGGCTTAGCCATAGCCAACTGGGCAGTATTCAGTGCAGTTTCTATAGCTGCTAGCTCTAAAGCTTTTCGTAGCCCTTCTTGGGAATCAATTAAAATTGCTTTAGCGTCTAGGTCTTGCTTAGCACGGTTATTTGCTTCTATAGCTAATTCTGTGCGGCGCTTAATACCGGCTTCAGTATCTCCTAATCTATCGGCAAATGCTCCACTAATAGTAGCCTTAGCTTCTACAAAACCGCGTCTAATTGACTGCTCTATTAACTTAGTACCTTTTTCATAAGATTCGCTTTGAGCTTGTGTTAAAAGTTTAGCAGCTTTTTCTGTGGTATTTTGAAAAGATTTTTCAAATTGACGAGACCTTTCTAGTGCTCTATCAACTGAAGCTGCAGATTCTTGAGCTGCAGCTTGTTGGGTTTGTGCAATATTTGGAGCGTCTCCTAGACTACGTGCACCCAAGCCTTGTTGTTGACTACCTGCCCCTAATGCGCTTACTAATTTAGGGGTACGCTGTTTTCTAGCATTATCAATTTCAGCTTCTTGAGTATTTAATTTTTTATTTTCTAGACTTAATTTAGTTATTTCAGCAGCTACTTTAGTTAATTCTTCTCTATAGTTTATTAAATTCTTTTGAAGCTCTGGGCTAAATAGTTTAAGTTTGGGTTCGCTACCAGATAGTTCTTGTAATTTTACAAGTGCTGTTGTAGGATCTTTTAATGCCGCGCCTATCTTATCCCCTAAAGTTAGGTACTCTTGCCCTAGTTTAGCTAAAGGGTCGGTAGGTAGGGCTGATACAACAATGGTATCAAATGTTTTACCAATTGTTTTAAACGCTTCGTCTAACTCTTGGCTTATACTCCCTAAATTGCCTAACTCTAGGCCTATATTTTTAATATTTTCTAGTAGTTTAGGCCCTAATGCGGCGTCTGCTTCTTCTAACTGCTCTGTTAGCTGTCTGGCATTTGTAGGTAATCCACCTAATAACTCAATAATCTGTTTTCCAGCTTTTGTTTCTGAACCGCCTGCATCAAGAGTTTTGATAACAGTTTTAGCTAAGGTTTCAGCACTACGAGTAGCTGTATCGCCACCCCAAATTTTACTGAACTTATCTTTTAAGCTATCCCACCAACTAGCATCAGCTATTTCTTTGGCTGCTTTAGAAAAAGCATCTGATAAATTTTTTGCTAATTCATTAACAGCGGTTCCTTTAGCTACTAATGACTCTGTATTAAATTGTTCTAGTGGATCTTTTGCTTTGATGAAATCAACGGTTCTGTCTAAGTTTTCTAAGGAGCTAGTTACCATTTCAAAAGAAGTTTTTGCTTCTGAGGCCGACTTTGCGTTTTTAGAAAATACAAAATCTAACCCAGCGAGCACAGTAGTAGCTATTATACCTGCAGTAGAAAAAGTACCCATCAAGCTAGCAATACCGCCTACTACGCTTGAAAAAATTAACCCAAGACCTCTGACTCCGGTCATAACTTTACCAAAACCAGTAAGTTTATCAGAACTTTCTGATATGCCACGAGTTAAAGATTTAAAAGAATCTGCAATACTGCTACTATCTAAAGTTTTTGACACATCTTGCAACACGCCGATTGAAGCTGATTTTGAAGTTGCAGCAGCTAAATCACGAATTTGCTTAGCTTCTTGACTAAAGGGATTTGGACCGCCTTTACGTATTGACTCTCCGGTAACTCGATTATATTGCTCAGCTGCTTTTATTCTTTCATGCAGAGCGGCAGTGGCTGCATTTATAGCTGCAATTTCTTTAGCAGTATCAGCTGCCTTCTTTTGAGATGCAGCACTTTCACCATAAGTTCTTTTTTCTAGTTCTGCCTTTTGTTTATCTAAATCACGAATAGCTTTTTCAAGAGCTCCAGTATCATTAATCTCTTTTTTAACATCAGGTAAACTGCTTAAAACTTTTTGAGTACCTTTTGATAATCCAGCTGACTGAGCTAGTTTATCTACAGCAATGCCTGCTTTTTTTGCACTATTTAACTCAAGTTGACTTACACGGGCTGCTTCTGTATCATCAACATATTTTCTATGTTCATTTCTTAATTTTTGAGCATTTTCTAAAGCTTCAGTAGCTGCTTTAGCTTGATCTTCTAACCCTCTTTTATACTGACCTAATGCAGGAATAGCTTGAGAAAGTAGCGACTTTCCTAGTAGTGCTATTAAACCTGCTAAAGCTACAGGGTTTTCGGAAAGTAAGTTTACAACAGGGCCTAAAACTTTATTTACAAATTCTAGTCCGGTTTGAGCTAAGTTCTGAAAACTAGCCAGTAACTTGTCATAAGGATTAACATCTAGTTTGATATTTGAAAATTTCTTGGCACCTTCTTCTGCAACAGCATTAGCAAAGCCTTGGCGTTTTTCAAAGTCTGTTAGTGCGCTAACAGGCTTGCCTAAAGCCAATGCATACTTTCTACTGGCTTCATCTAGTTTTGTAAAAATACCTAATTCATCTAGTAGTTCAGGCTCTAGCTTAGTTACACCTCGGCTGATTCTGCTTAAAGCATCTGGCATGCTTACACCCAGAGCTTGAGCTGCCTTTTTAGCAATATCGCCTAACTCTAAAATTTGTTTACCGCCTAGGCCTGCTGCACTGGCTTGAGCTACTGCTTGCGCAGCATCGCGCAAATTAATTGCTCCGTCTGAGGCTGCAGC